TAATCCTTAAATATTTATGCGATAGTACCAAAACATTCCTGGACATAGGCGCGTTTGATGGTATAACATTCAGCAACACATACGAATTAGTTAAACGTGGATGGAAAGGCGTAATGGTGGAAGCTTCACCGCGCACGTTTATTAAATTGCAAGAAAATGTAAAAGATTTCAAAAATAATTTAACTTTGGTGAATGCGTGTATAGTTACTGATGAGCAAAGGTTGGTTGACTTTTACGATAACATCGAAGCGACTGCAACGCATAACTTACCTAATGTAGAAAAGTGGAAAAACCAAACACCATTTGAAATGATAGCTGTTATGACTTGTCATCATAGAACCTTACTTGAGAAGGTTGGACATATGTACGACTTTGTGAACATTGATGTGGAAGGTTCATCGACTGATTTGTTTATGTGCCTATACGATGAATTACCTGATGTTAAGATATGGTGCGTTGAACACGATGGAAACGACAAAGCAATAATTGAGAAGGCTAAAGGATGCAAAGTATTGCTACGTAATGGCGAGAATTTAATACTGGCAAAATGAATGAACAAGAACATTGTGACTATTTAATTAAACTTTACTTCGAGAAAGTGGAGGACTTGCAGTTAGCTATTGAGTGCGCATTATTATGTGTATCGACTATTCTTAACGAGATTCAGGTGTTAAGTTATGTGAGCGACCAAATCACCTACTGGAAAGAAGTTTACAAACTACTAAAGAATGAGCTTAGAACAATTACCGAAAATTCCTAAAAAGAAAGGTGGTGCGAGACCTGGTTCGGGTAGACCGAGAAGAGACGAAGAGCAAGAACTAATCCGCAAACTATCACCTTACGATGATCGCGCGATTGCTGTTTTACTTCGAGGTGTTGAGCGAGGTGACTTTAACTTTGTGAAGCTTTATATGAACTACCGTTATGGTACACCTCAGCAACAAGTAAAGATAACTAACGAACAACAACAAGTAGTTATTAAGTGGGATGAGTGACATTGAGATTCATTTAAAGAAATTACACCAGGGACAATTAAATGTACTTAATAATTCAAAAAGGTTTAATGTCCTTAAAATTGGTAGAAGGTTTGGCAAAACGACTTTTGCTATCAATTATCTTATTCCTCGGATTGCCATTACTGGCGGTTTTGTTGCTTACTTTACTCCTACTTATAACGACCTCTCTGATGTGTGGTCTGAAGTTAAGACAAGGCTACAACCTATTATTGCGGAAAAGAATGAGCAGACAAAACAGATAAAGCTTATTACCGGCGGTGTGATTGACTTTTGGTCGATGGACAATCCTGATAGTGGGCGAGGTCGCAAGTATGCGCGTGTGATAGTGGATGAGGCTGAGAAGGCAAAGAAGTTTAAGGATGCATGGCAAAATACTATCTTACCTACACTGATGGACTTTAAAGGTGATGCTTGGATTCTTTCAACGCCTAAGTTTGGTCAGACCTATTTCAAGCAACTTCATGCCAATAAAAAAGATAATTGGGCATCATTTAATTTATCTACCTACGATAATCCGTTTATTGATCGTGATGAGATTGAAGAGATACGGCAAACAATGGATGAGTTAAGCTTTAGATGTGAGATATTAGCGGAGGATGTGGATGTAACTAATAATCCATTTGCATATGCATTTGACGCAAATAAGCACGTTACAAGTGGTTTGACTTATGACCCATCCTTACCGGTGCTTTTATCATTTGACTTCAACAAAGACCCGATAACGTGCATTGCTGGGCAAAGTAATGGTCACACTATCCGCATCATTCAGGAATTTGCGCTACATAACTCTGATATCTTTCAATTGTGCGATTTGTTACTTGCTACCTTTCACAATGTACCGCTGATGATTACCGGTGATGCTACTGGGCGTAATAGGTCGGCATTAACTAAAGGTAACTATAACTATTACACGGTTATAAAGCAAAAACTGATGTTAGGTGATAATCAAATGAAGGTAGGTAACATTAATCCATCCGTAGCTGATACGCGAGTGCTTATGAATAGCTTATTGCAAAAGGCTGATGTTAAGATTAACGATAGTTGCGCCAGGTTGATAAAGGACTTGAAGTATGTGGAAGTGGATAATGAAGGTGACATAAAAAAGGATAGAAGTAATGAGTTTAAGATGTCCGATTTTTTAGATTGCTTTCGTTATTATTGTTTTGCTTTTCATCACCAATTTATTAAAATTTATGCGTAAATTTGGAGCATGGCAACATACACTGGACAATGCACTATAAACTCCGCTGATAGCGGTAATTTAGCATCTTATCAATATTTTTACGATGACACTTATGTACCTAACACATCAGGAATAGGTGCTACATTAACTGACTTTTTAGATAATATGGTCAGTGATATGACAGCAACAATAGGTGGTAGTGTTACATACACAATTAGTAATGGTAATAATTGGGGTGATACGGTTAATGTAACATTTACATTTGCTAATCCAAGTTCAGAAGTTTATTTTGCGTACATTCAAACTGAGGACTATTATTACGCAATTCATATTACAGCATCTACTGAATGTTTAAATTCATATGAGTTAACACTTACAGCTTGTGAACCTAATTATACAATTCCAACCGGATTAACTCCATTAGCAATTTATTATTTTAGCATAGAAACTAATCGACATAAGCGATATGTTCAATCGGTTAGCACGGATGCAAATGGTGATGTTTATTTATGGTCCGCAGCGCCTGAGTTTCCTACGGGATTTTTTACACCTGAAATGATGACAATGACTGGTAAAGTTTATAGCGATAGCGCTTTAACTGATCAGCAACAATTGACAATTAATAACACATTATATAATTCAATAAATCTTAATTTCATTTACACTATAAACGTATCAGATTAATATGCCAGTAATTCCAACACAAGAAATAGCGTATACCTTACCAACTGCAACTGTTTCAGCGATAAACGATTTATTCTTTCAAGTAGTTTGGACTGAATTTTATAACTATAATGTAGATGCAACAAGCTACACTGGTTATAATTTAAAAACAGTTACTATCCCAATTGCAACAATAGGTTGTACGGTTGAACAAAATTTAGATGAAAATGGTAACGAGATATCAGCTTCAATTGTTATTAAAAATGGTAATGCAACAGTATTAACTTTAAATACAAATATTATTTGTACTGAAACTGGTGTAATATTTACTATTACCGATTTTAATAATATTAATGATTCAATTTACAGCGCATCTTTAGCATAATGATAGAAGCATTAATTATAAATAGTTTTATATGCATCGGGTTTAACATAGCGACTGAACCTGGTATGATATTAAACAGGGTAGAGAAGTTACTTGAGAAAGCGCCATTATGGATACAAAAACCTATTTACTTATGTCCGATGTGTATGGCATCAGTGCATTCGTTGTGGGTATTCCCGACATTAGATTTACCTTGGCACTATTGGTTTGGTTACACACTTGCATTATGCGGAATTAACGCACTAACATATGGAATTGTCACAAGCGTTAGAGAAAATTAAAACTGATTTAACCGGTTACCTAATTGAGCAAGGATTTGAATATGTTGGGAGATGTAATTGCTCAGGATGCTACCAGGATAAATACAAAAGAGATAATATATTACTGAAAATTTGTAGAGGTAGAACTGACTTTACCTTAATGAAAAATAAGCACATCTATGAGATGGCTAAATTAGATAAGTTACACGAAGCATTAATAAGTTATGGACAAAGTAATTAATTGGCAGTTACACGAAGGTCACACAATAGTTCCAGCATTCACTGTTGGCGGTGTGCAGTATTATGGTTTACAAGATAGTTTTAACACGTTTACCGAGCGAGGATTTCAAGCGTTAGCAGTATATGATGAATGGAATAATCGAATGACTAATGATCATTTGAAAGCGTTTATTGAAGTGATGTATGAATGGATGAGCGGTAAAAATGGTCAGATAGATATTATGAAGGTTGGCGAGTTGGTTATTATGATTAAAGAGCGTTTAAACTGGATTGTACCAACTGCTGAATTACTTTATAAAATGGCTGGGGTTGCATTCTTTGATGAACACGAATCGCCGTATGTATACGATGCTAAGTATGCTGAAAAGAAAATTAAGTTTTGGAAGGACAATGTGGAGGACAAAGAGGTTTTTTTTTGCAATGTACCAATTGCTTTAAGGCACATATTTCCCTTACCAGCTATATCAGCAACCGATTTGGAGAAATGTCTGAGCCTGATAGAAAAGACCGAAAAGAAGCAATTAGCCAAAGTTATTGGTTGGACATCCAACGAAACCTTGAAGCAAATTTTGTTACGGGAATAAAGATTGGGAAGCAATATGGTGTAGATTACCGGAAGCTTTCCTTAATTGAGTATTTATTGTTAGTCGAAGATATGTATAAACAAAATGGCTGATAAAATAGTAATAGAAGTAGTTGGTAACACGGCTGGACTAAAGAGCCTTACTGATGAATTTAATAAGACCGCAAAGGCATCTGACGATTTAAATAAAAATTTGTTGGAGACGGAAAAAGAGGCGGACAAAGTAGATAAAGCTTTTAAGAGTTTAAAAACTCAAATTAAAGAAGCTAAGGTTGAAGCTCAAGCAATGGCTGAGAAGTTCGGCGCAAGTAGCAAAGAGGCAATATCAGCAGCGCAAAAAGTTGCTCAATTAACAGATGATTTAGATGACTTTAATAATCGCGTTAAGGCTTTAAATCCTGAAGCTAAATTTACCGCATTATCAAATGTGTTGAGCGGTACATTGGGTGCATTCCAAGGTTTAACCGGTGCTGTGCAATTATTTGGAGGTGAAAGTAAAAGAGCGCAAGAAGTTGCACAAAAGTTACAAGGTGCATTAAACTTTGCCCAAGGTTTGAATAGCCTAATGGGTATGAAGGATGCGTTTAAAGATTTACAAATTGTATTAGGTTTAACTAATGCAGCTACCCAGGCTAATGCAGTTGCTAACCAAGAATTAGCGGTTGCGGAAACTGAGGCAACAGTAGCAAGTGGTGCATTAAATGCATCGTTATTAGCTAACCCGGCATTTTTAATTATTACCGGTGTTGTAGCATTAGGTGCTGCTATTTATGCATTAAGTGGTGACGCAGATGAAGCGACTATTAAGATTAATGAATTAACGGAAGGTCAGAAAGCATTACGAGATAGTACCGATGAGGCAGCTGATGCATATGATGCGATGCGTTTAGCAATGGGTGGTATAGATGACTTTACCGCTAAACGTAATGCTTTAGAGCGTGAATACAACAAGCAAATTACAGATAATGATGTTGAGGTTCAAAAGGCTAATAAAACATTAAAAGAGCAAGAGAAGATTTTTGAAGCATTAATTAAAAAGAAAGCTTTATCATTAAATGCTGGTCCATTAGGTGGAATAATTGCACCAAGTGATCAAGAAATAGCAGATGCTTCTGCAAAATTTGAAACTGCTCAAAAAGATTTTGATTCTTTTACTAAACGTAAAGGTAAAATTGTTGAGGCATATAATTATAATGTTCAAAGAATAGACAAAGAAACTACCGATAAAGAGAATGAGGAGAGAGATAAGAATGCAAAGAAGCGTAAAGCGGATGCTGAGAAAGCGTTAGCAGAAAAGAAAGCTGCATTCCAAGCTGAGATGAATCTTTTAAAGTTGAAGCAACAGAACCAAGTTAATGAGGAGAAAGACCCATTAAAGAAGTTAGAACTTCAGCAACAATTTGCCGTTGAGAATTACACTTTAGAGAAAGGATTTCTGGAGGCAAACAAAGGTACGGCATTAGAATTATCTACACTATGGGAACAATATTATGCAACACGATCAAACCTATCCGCTCAACAAGATAAGATAACACAAGCAAGTTGTGATAAGGAATTAGCGGAAGAGCAAAAATTAATTGATGCTAAGATTGCCTTACGATTAAAACAAGAAGCTGACCCGGTTAAACAAGCGCAGATAGAGATGGATGCTTTGGATGACAAGTATGCAAAAATTCTTGCTGATGAAACTTTAACTGCAACTGAGCGTGAGCGTATAAATACTGAATATCAGATTAAACAATTAGAGATAACTGATAAGATTACTAAGGCAACAGTTGACGCGGAGAAGGTTAAGCAAGATGCGCAGAAAAAAACTACTGAGGACGCGGAGAAAAATGCCGAGAAAAGATTAGCTACTGAGTTAGCGGTTAAGGATGCAATAGTTGGGGCGGCGAGTAGCTTTGCAGATATCGGTTTAGATATTACACGCCAACAATTAAGTGCGGAAGAGGCTGAATTAAAAAAGCAAAAAGACAAAGGTTTAATTAGTGAGGAGCAATATCAGAAAAAGTTAAATGAGATTAAACACAAAGCTGATGTGGCTGATAAACAAGCTGCGATTTTTAAGGCAACACTTGACTTTGCAGCTGCCTTAATCAATGCATTAAAAGCGCCTCCTACGGCTATTCCGGCGGTACTTGCTTTAACTACTGCGGTAGCAGGTGCTAACCTTGCAAAGATTATCGCTACACCTTTACCTAAGTATCAAAAAGGAACTTTATCAGTACCTGGTGTGGATATGGGAAGAGATAGTGTAATGGCAATGTTACAACCAGGTGAAGCGGTTATTCCAACATCAATAAACAAAAAATATGCGCCTACAATCAAAGCAATTTACGAGCAAAAGATTAGCGCATCCGATATTAATTCGTTTGTTAGAGGGCATAGAAAAGGCAATTCAGGCGAGTTAGTAGCGACCATTGACCCATTAGCATTAGGAAGAGTAATGAATAAAAATAGAACGGTGACCGTAGAGAATGCGCAAACAATAGGTAAAGTAATAGCTAATGAGATTGGTGGTAGGTTTAATAATCGTTACATCATATGATAAAGTTTACACTTGACTATATAGAGGTTGACCCGGCGCTAAACTGGCAAGATATAAATTTCACTATTAAAACTGATAAGCAATATAACCTATTCTTACAATATCAGGAATATACTTTGGAGTTTGATGGTAGTGGATTTGCTTATTTAAATGATAAGATTCAAAATGATAGCTTTTGTGAAAGTATACCTTGCGAAATATTTAGCACTTGCGATAAGATTGACTATTTAATTTTTAGTGGTGCGATATTGCTAACTGACTGCGAGGTTAACGAAAGGACTTGTACGGTAAAATGTAAGGTTGTAGATAAATCGTTTTTTGCAAAGATTAATAACAACAAAAATATTAAGACCGCACTGGATAGTGGTAAGACAAAGAATGGTGAGGTACTTGCCAACTGCAACCAATACACGGTAGATGTTTATAGTGTTATTAATAATTCATTTAAATATGAGGTAGAATGTGCGAGAGTGTGGGATGCTTTTAACTACATGATTGGCTTTATGTCCGATAACACTATTGACTTTAAAAGTGATGCTTTTGCCTATACTGGTTTTTATGGTGGCATTGCTTTGACTACTGGTTATCGTATGCGTAAAGGTACGGTTAGCGCATTAACTGGTAGATGGGTGCAATTTAGTTTCTTAGAATTATACCAGGAAGTAAGTAAACGCATTCCATTAATTTTAACGGTAGAAGACCCATATGGTAAAGTTGGTAAACCGGTAATAAGGATTGAACCAGCGGAATATCGTTACAATGCATCTGAAATATTTAATGCAGTAGCAATAGATGAAATTATTACAAGTTTTGATACTGATAAATTATATGCAAAGGTTAAGTTTGGTTCACCAGTAGATTATAATTCGATTTATAAATTCCCTGAAGCAATTACTTTTTATGGATTTAGAGAAGAGGAGTTTCACCTTTTGGGAACTTGTAACCTGGACTTGACATTAGACCTTACCGGTAACTGGATAGTGAGTAGTAATTTGATTGAAAAGATGGTTCAGAATTTAGACCAAAGTTATGATAGTGATATTGTAATGCTATCTACTGAAAGTTTAACATTTACTACTGGGCGCACTACTAATAGCAATTTTATTAATACAGTTCCTGATAGTTATTATTATAATGAATTGCTTAATAATGATCACATCTCACAAAGGTATGGTCAAAATTTATCGAGTGAGTTAGCAAGTTATTATGCATCCTCCACAACTGGTCAAGTATATGCTTACGCAAATACACCAGTAAGTACGGATAATGCACACGGCGCTGGGGTATTAAATACAGTAGATGAAAAAGATGATTTTTTAAATGCTGAAAACTATGATTATGGCAATTACTTTGATACTACAACGCATCGTTATACGGCGGCTGAAACTGCGGTTTATAATTTTGACGCACAAATAACTTTTCAAACCGGTAGCATTAGCACAGGTACAAGTATAGTTATGTTCCAACATTACATAGTTCATTATGATTCGGCTGGGAATGAAAAACAAAGGTTTCATTTTGGAACTCGTAATAATTTTTACGGCTCAAATCCTGATGATCATTTTTGGGCGTTTAGTGCAAGTAGTGGTAATTATTCCGCATCAATTCCTAATTTAACTATTAGTATGGTGCAAGGTGATTATATTAAATTGGTGATGCGTTCAATACCTAATGGTACTGGATATAATTATAATTTTCATTACTGGAATGTAGCTACCGGTGATGTTACCTGGGGAATTGAGTTAGATGAATTAGCGACATATTTAAAATGTACATCGACTTCTATTTTTGGTGGTATTTTTAACAATGTTAATCCTGATGACTTGCGCGTTAAAGTGCATAAATTTAATTACCCGATGACTGAACCTGAATGGTTAAGAATTTTAAATAATCCGATAGGAAGTGTTAAATTTGCAATGGATGGGCAAAAGATACGCAATGGTTGGATTCAAGAAATCAAATATTCACCAGTTAGCGGTCAAGCACAATTTACAATAAACACATCTAAAGAGACCGAAAATGGCAATTGAGAATATACTTAACCAACCTATACAATTCGATGCACCATTATTTGATGCACAAACTTGTTTAAACTCTGACCAAAAAAAGTATAATGTACTTTTGCAAGATGGTGATGAGATGTGTATACAAGTTAAAAATATACCAAGCATTGAACTTATAACTTTAGATAGTAGTTTAAATTATACCAATGAATTTGAAAATGCAAACTTTGCTAACTCATTAAACAATTGGTATCAAGTCGATGTAGTTACCGGTACTAATTACGGAATATTTGGCGGATGGTCGACATCGTGGTATTATTACGGCAATGAAGGTGCTACAACTTATAACTCTAAACCTGCTGAGATAGGAATAGGTCAATATATTGATAATCCTGGTAATGTGTATATGATATCATTTGAGGCTGATATAACGGCTGGTGATATTATAGTTTACCTTGGTGATTTAGCAACTCAAACGTGGAATTATCAGTTAATTGATGGCTCAACTCCAAATATTGATGGGCGCTATACTTGTTATTTAAGTTCATATGCTGGTGATTTTTTATGTTTTGCTAATCAAAATAATGGTGCAAAAATTAATATTAAGAATGTTCGTGTAGTAGGTACTTGGAATGCTCACTTTGTACCTGATAGTGGAATGGTTGACGGATGGATGTATGTGGAAAGTTTAAACGGATGGCAATGCAAAGACATTAATCAATCTTTATCTACTGCATTTAGTTTAACTTCAGGTCAGGATTATCGCCTTTCTTTCAAAGTAGCTAACCTTACTGATGGTTCAATTAGTTGGTATGATATTAATGATGTTGCTTTAATTTCTCCTACTGAAAATAGACAATATGATTATTATTTTAACTCTACTACTTCAGATGCTTTACATCTATTAACTGATAATGCATTAGCGGTAGGAGGTGTTATTTATGATATGCATTTTTATGAAATGTGTTATAACTATAAATGCGTAATTAGTCAAAATGGTGTAGCAGTAAGTGAGGAGTTTGACAGCGGACACGCTACTTTCCCAGTGCAATTTTATCAGGATAGATTAATATGGTGCTTTGATATTGGTCAGATAAATAATATAGATACTGGTAATCCGATGGCAAGTGGATGTTATGATATCACTATTTTAGGAGGTGATTGTGGAGATGACGATTATACTTCGTGGTCAGTTATAAATTATAAAGCTACCGGATCACATCCTTGCTCAGTATGGGTTGAAGCTGATAATAGCGGTTATGCATTTGACTTATTTTTTAAATCAGATGACACAACAGTAACTTATACAATTGGTCAGCGTTTGCGTTTACTACAATTCAATCCTATCTATCCAAATAAAAGCGAGACCTATCTTTATTCTAATGGTCAAATGACAAGGACCTATGGGCAAACTGGTAAAAAGCGCGAAGCGTGGTTTGACTACTGCGATGAAAGTACCCACGATGTTATACGAGTGCAACTTTTAAGTGACACTTTAACTATTGAAGGTGCTAATTATTTTTGTTTAGTGGAGGACTATGAACCTGAATGGGCGGTTAACGGCAAACAAGCACTTGCACAAAGTAGAGTAGAATTGATGGCGGTTAGTGAACCAACTTTATTTAATAAATCATGTTAATGGAAAAAGGAGTTTTAATCCTATCATTGGGTAGTGACCTTTATGGTCGCTATGCGTTTAACTTGGCAATGTCAATTAAACATACATCCCCAGGTGTACACATAACTGTAGTGCATTCAAATAATTTATTTCGACTAACATCTAAGCAATTAGAGGTATTTGATAATATGATTGAATGTCCTGGCGAATATTATATGGAAGGCAATAAGCAATGCTACATAAATGCAAAGCTTTATTTAGACCTTTTAACGCCATATAAAAAGACCTTATTTATTGATGCTGATATGTTAGTGTCACCATATAAAAGTGTTGAGAGCATCTTTAAAAAGTGCGATAATAACCAATTTGTGATGGTATGCCGTGGTGCTGATAGTAATGTAAGCGAATGGGTGAAGGTAGATGAGATGTTAGATAAGTTTGCACTTAAAAAGTGGTACGATTGCAGTTCTGAGGTGATGTATTTTGAGGAAACAAAAGTTTTTGAAAAGGCGAGAGATATACACCAGCTTTATCTGAACGGCGAATTTTATTATAAGAACTTTGCTGGTGGCGTACCTGATGAGGCTTGTATAGTTCCGGCTATGTTGATCACTACTAAGAAGCCTAAATTTGTTCCATTTAAACCTACTTATTGGGAAGGAATTGAGAATAAGTTTATGAAGAGTGAGCAAATTTTTAATAACTTTGAGTTATTATCTATCGGCGGTAACACATCGTCAAAACACGTTCAAAGTATTTACAATTTATTGATAAAGTGGTATAGCTCAAAAACTGGATATGCTGCTTTTTCTTACGAGAATAAAATGCGTATACAAGAAAGAAAATTAATTTAATGGAATTAACATTAAACCAGGTAGCACCTTACCTATCCAAATATAAACCTAAAAGAAGAGAGCACCACGAGGACTATTTAGAAGCTTATGAAGAGCATTGTTGGCACTTTGAAGGCGAATATCCAAAGGAATTAATTGAGCGCCGTAGACCTGGTGAACACGCGGATATAAAGCAATGGCGCGAGGCTGTTTATCAGCCGATGACCAAAGCACCTTGCAGTAAGGTTATCACATCACTTCAAAAAATTCAGAAATCACCTGACTGGCACGTTACGCCAAGTAGTGGTGACTTTCCTTTAATTGCGGAAGGCGAGGATATGTACACATATATGTACAAGAAATTCCCAACTTTTCAGACAGTAGAAAAATATGCTACCGATGTTTATTTGCGTCAGTATTTAATCGATGCTGGTGCTATCGTTGTGGTTAAACCTCTTAACTTAAATAAGCTGGAGAATGAATATTATAAACCAATGCCTGAAATTATTAATTCAGAATATGTTTATGAGTTTATACCTAATAGTTTATTTATTTGGAACGGTGATGAGGAGTTTTATTTTAAGAATGGAAAAACTGAAACGAAAGGTGAGGTTGTATATGCCTTAACTGATACACATATGTATAGATATGAGCAAATAAGTTTGGATGGCAAATATAGAGAGGCTTGGGCATTTGCACATAATTTAAATGAATTACCAGCTTTTGAGATAGGTAGTGTAGTAGTTGAGTTTACAAATCAGGAACGTCATTATGAAACTCGCGTAAGTGGTATGATACCAGCACTTAATGAGTGCGCACGTGAATATAGTGATGCCCAGGCTGAGATGGTTCAACACGTATTCAGCACGATGTACACTTACGAAACTGCGGATTGTAACGTATGTAAAGGTAGTGGTATGATCAATTCAACCAACGGACCTATTTCATGCGGTGAGTGCGATGGTAAAGGTAAGTTTCCATTCAATCCTTTTGAACATATAGTAATTTCAAACAGTGCATTAAAAGATACACCGCCAAATCCACCAGCTGCATACATCCAAAAGCAAACTGAGATTATAACTATTATGGATAGCCGATTTAAGCAACGTATTTACGATGCATTAAGCGCTATTAATATGGAATTTTTAGCGGAGAAACCTATTTCACAATCAGGTGTAGCTAAACAATATGATGCTGAAGAGTTAAATAACTTTGTATATGCGGTTGCTGAGGATATGATTTTCTTTATCAATATGACTTCTTACTTAAGTGGATTATGGCGATATGGTTCAATCTATTCTAAAGAGGATATTGTTGCGATGTTGCCGACTATCAACGTGCCTATTAAATATGAAATTGTAAGCGATAGCGTGATGTTAGATGACATTACAAGAATGGTTAACGCTAAGGTAGATGCTACGTTAATTATCGCTGCTGAAATTGAGTATGCGCGTAGAAAGTTTAGCACTAACCCAACTATTGCAGAGCAAGTAACTGCAAGAATGGAATTAGACCCGTTGGCGGGACTTGGTGACGATTCAATTTTAACAGCTAACCAACTTGGTGTAATTACAAAAACGGATATAACTATTCATTATAACATCAATAAATTTATTGCGAGAGCTATTGAGGAAAATAGTAACTGGAATGATTTAACCAAATCAGAAAAATATACTATCTTAGTCGGCTACGCTGAAGAGCTAAACAATGCCCAACCAGGAAGCACTAATACAACAACTACTTAAAACTATTGACGATAGTGTCAATTCTTTTAACGAGCAAATTCCAAGTGTTCAGAAAAAAGCATTTGCGAAGATTGTAAAATTAATGGGTGACCTTGATAAAACCGGTGACACGGTTAAATTATCAGTCAAGAATATTAAGATTATTGCACAAATAAAAAAAGAGTTTGAAGGTGCAATATTAGATTCTAATTACAAGAAAAAAGTAGATGAGTTTTTAAAATCTTTTGATGAGGTTAGTGATATTAACTCTAAATATTTTTCCGCAGTTACTGGTGCATTTAAACCATCGGAAGTTTTTGAAGCTATTAAAATTGCATCGGTAGATAGTGTTACTGAAAATTTATTGGGTAGTGGCATCCAAAGCAATGTAGTAAATAAGCTTAATGATATCCTAATTCAAAATGTAACCGGTAGCGCATCATATGAGGACTTAGTGGATCAAGTGCGCATCTTTATGACCGATACAAAAGAAGGTGATGGTGCATTAGCTAAATATGCAAAGACCTATACTACAACTGCATTAAATACTTATTCGCGTCAGTATAACGAAACTGCTGTTAGTGATCTCGGATTGCAATGGTATAAATATGTAGGCTCATTATTAACTACATCAAGACCTTTTTGCAAGGCTTTAATAGATGCTAAACAAGAAGGTATGGAGTACGTGCATAAATCACAATTTGATGACTTCTTACGTGGTGATATTAATGGTAAGAAAGTACCAATCAATAAAAAGACCGGACTACCTGAAGGTTTGGAAGCTGGAACAAATGTTTCTAACTTAGCCGTCAAAGCTGGAGGTTGGAATTGTGGTCACCAATTTATGCCAGTTAGTAGTAAGGTAGTGCCAAAAGAGTTACTTAACAAATTTAAATAGATATGGATAAACAAATCGAAGTATGGATTGATGGAAAATTAAACACTATCATTCCGCAGTCAAACGAGGATAATATGCGTGAGCATCTCATGGAGAAATTCCAAGGAAGGTTCACAATTAAACCTCATTTACCAAAAGGTGAACTGCAAGAAAAAACTGAAATGATTTTTCAGAAATTAGACATTAACGCCATCAAAGAAGAGGCACAAAAACAAGCTAAAAAAATTAAGAAAAATGAAGCTATCTGAATTACTTAACAATGTAATGATCGCGGCTGGTATTCCGGGCGATGACGAAACATTAAAAAAATTATTAGGCAACCCAGCATTAAACCAGGATGACATCCCGGCTAATTGGGAGAGTGCATCTAATAACATTATGACCGTAGATACTGCAAAGTATCACCCAGCGGTTAAATCTCACTTTTATGGTGCTGCATTAAATCCGGTTGAAACGGAACTTCAAAAATTAATGGAAGCATATGAGTTTGGTGATGAGGATAAGGCTGAGTTTACTGGTATTAAATCTACATACCAAAAAATTCCACTATTGAAGGAAAAGATTGACGCATTAATGACTAAAAAGGCAAGTGCTAATAGCGGTGATAGTAAGAAATATGCCGACCAAATTAGTCAGTTAAACGCTGAAATCGTACGAATTAAGCAAGATGCACAATCGAAAGTGCAAGAAGTGGAAAATAAGCGTATTAATGAGTTAAAAGAGTTACATATCGATGGTATGTTAAATGGCTATAACTACATTAAAAGCTTATCAAAAGATGTGGCTAAGGTATCAGCTAAAACTTTAATGAATCAATATTTAGATTCTAAAGGTGCAAAGGTTAAGATTGAGAATGGTAAGTTAGCACTTGTTAATGCTCAGGACGAAGCTTTACCTTATATCGAAAATAACCAACCGGTTGAGTTTAAAACTTTGTTGGATAGAATCGTGGCGGACAATCGTATGTTAGACCTGGGACAATCTAATTCAACTCCTCCACCAGCACCAGGTGCTACTACACCGGCAAGTTCAAATGCTGGAACTCAATTTTTACAAGAGCAATTAGCAGCGATTCGCGCTAACTCCCAAATGAAAATATAATCGTTCTTTATAATTCTTGCTTTCCAAATCAGTTGAAAATTAGAGGTAGGTACTTGGTACTTATCTCTTTTTTTTTATACCTTTGTATTAGTAAGCAGCGTTGGTGCAAAGCACCTTACAAATATTAGTAAATTACTTTACAAATTGAGAGCAATTTACTTTACAAATTATAGGTTTAACAACCTTATTTTTAGTACAAAAAATCACAATTAAATTTATTAAATAAAATGGCTTTAGGTTATTGCGAAGCAGTGGTGTTACACCTTGCTACCATCAACGAAAATTATAACGGAACAAAGGTTACTCAACCAGGATTCTTAAATATGTTATTAAACTCACCAAATGCACCTGAAATTGTTGCAGCTTATGGTGAAGGTCACCGCCGTGAAGTGCGTGTGAAATATAAAACTCCAGTAACGGAAAATCAGGTATCTACATCTGAGCATTGTGGAGTTGATGTTATCCCGGCTTATGCTGAGACAACTGTTTCTTTAGGTAAATATGTTCAACTTTCGATGCATATCACTGACGATAAAATTCGTCAATATTGCGCGGATGCTTCAGCAACGGTTGCAGTTGGTTTACCAGCTACACGTTTGATGAATGAGCATTTAGATTCTATCCGTCACGCAATGAGAGGTCTATACGCTAAAATGGAAACTCAGTTAACTACTGCAATGGCAACTCAGTTCGGTGTTAACGCTCGTACTGGTGCTTCTACTTCTACTTCAGTTAACTTCAACTTAAATGGTTCAACTCAGAATTTTGCTGAAGGTTTAACTCGTATCTTAACTGATGCTGCAATCAATGAGATTTGCGGTACACCAATGATCGTAGGTAACGGACATATCCACGGATTTGCTCTTAACTACTTATCACAAGCTTATGGATTAAACCAGAATGGTATCGACCAATCTCGTTTAGCTGATGCATTAGGATTCCAGTTTTATCACTCACAAAAAACTGCTACTACTTGGGGTGCTAACCAATTTGGAGTATTCGCGCCAGGTTCAGTACACTTAATTACTAACCCTCGTAACGTAGGTAACTTCGCTCAAGATTTAGGAACTGTGAAGCAATTTACAATGGTTGACCCTGGTATGCAATGCTGGGCGCCAAATGGCTTAGGTAACTTCGTTTGGGATGTTCAATTAGAATATAACGCTTGTACAGAAAGTAAGAGTGGCGGTTACGCTGGTTCTACTTCAGTAGGTCGCGGTTGGATGTTAACTTTATCAGCTAACTACGATTTATTTGTTAGTCCATCTGCTACTGACGGTGCTGATGCATTAGCTGGAGTAAATGGTGCATTACGTTACACTGCAACAAATTCTTAATCTATGAATTGTTTAACCAATTATATTGGTATGCCGACTTGCACGGGGGGGGAAACCTCCCCAAGTGGCATATCTCTCAATGTCCTTGAGATTATCAATAAAAAATTAATCGCGTCAATTGCTGATGATGATCAGGTAACACTTGCGAGTTGTTTAAGTGATATTGAGAGCCGAGCAATTATGAGGTTAAGCGATGATGTTAGAGCGGAGTTTTATAAAAAGCAAAGGTTGCGCAATATCACTGCTCAATATAATTTAAAGCGCGACCAATTAAGCACAACGGCAACTACACCGGATGCATATGTTAGCAAAGGAGTTTATATCTCTAATGTATATGATAGCATCCAAGGTTTCCATGAGCCATTAAAAAATATTCACATCCAAAATGTAAGCTTTTATGCTGATGCGGATGATGTGGGTGAAACTACAACTTTAAATATTGTAGACCTTGACACTTCAGCAATTATTTATACAAAGAGTGTAACACTTGTTACCGGTTGGAATAGTTGGGACATCGAGTTAAATTGTGCGTCAAGTTACTATTCTAATCCAAATAGAGTTTTTATTTATGTAGATGCAACTGCATTATCAAACTACGATAAAATATTGTTGCAACCTATTACCGATGCGGCTTTTGATGGATTGACAATTTATGGCGCTAAAACAACTGCAAGTTCAAATATTACTTACAGCTCATTAGAGCTTGGTGATAACACTTTCGGTATGCAAGTGATAGCTTCGGTTAAATGTAGTTATGATGCCGTTATATGTCAAAATAGAGAGGTTTTTAAAAGAGCCTTACTTTATGCGATGGGCATCGAGGCAATGCGTGAGTTATTATCATCAGACCGTATTAATGGTTATACTACTATCGGACGCCAGGAAGCTAAAGATAATATTACCGCTTGGACAACGGACTATACAACTGCCTTGTTTAACGCGGTAGATGGATTAAATGTAGATGGCGGAAACTGCGCGGAATGCCACAACACACTAATGGTTAAAACTGCTAAAGGATTTTATTAATATGGGATGTAACTGCGGTGCATCGAGACCTCGA